AGTCGAGCAAGTTTTCCGGTGTGAGTTCACATAGGTTGGCAAACAACTGGATCTCTTTTTCGGCATCGTTATCAACACTCTTTTCTACACTGAGCATGTCACGCACTTTGGGCCGACGCAATTGCAACACGCTTACTTTGGTACCGTCGATATCAATGGGATGAGTCAGTTCAATTTTTAGTTTATCCATTACTTGGCCTCACTTTTTGCTTCAGTGTCTGCTTCGGTTTCTTGGTCGCTTTTTGCTTGCAGCGTTTCGTTTTCTTTCACCAACTCTGCGATGCGTTGTGCCGCTGCTTTATCGGGTGAAACAAAGCCACCATTGCGCAGTGGTCGAGCTTGAGATTCTGTTAAAGCTAACTCATCACCGTAACTGACTTTTTTTCGGCTATGAGTGGTTGGCTTAATGACGTAATATTTTTCGGTTTGCATAATCAACTCCTCAAATACCTAGCGCGGAACGAACCGCAGATAACTGATCGACACCGCCAATGGTGCGAACCATGTTGGGGATATCAATTTCATGAACAACGTCACCACCGTGGGTGAGTTTGTAGTAACGCAGAGCCATCATAATTTTTAGAGTCGCTTTTTCACCGGGCTTCCAATTACCAGGATCCATTTCACGCACAATGCCCTGAAGGTTGACCACCACGGTTGTTTGCGTTCCGTCATCTGAAATCACAGCACCGCGTATCGTTAACGGCGTAAGCTGGCCAGGAGCCAAGCCAAAAAGCTTCAGCACATTTTTGTCAAATCGTGTGAGCGTGAATTCGCTTTCGAGTTTTTCCATACCCATCTCCACTTCAATGGGAGCATCCATCCCCCCATTGCGAAACTCTTCGGTTTTTAAAGTGAGTTTTGGAAGTGTAAGTTCTTCCACGTTTCCTGCGAAGCCTCGTCCATCGACGAACAAGGCCATATTTTTCAAAATATCATCCAGCATGTTCGTCTCCTTTAAGTTGCATCTGGCAGAATTTCTACCAGATAATCATTCACTAAATGGCTTCTAAACGTAATGTGTTCGGCGGGATAAGGCGGCGTAAAATCAAAATCGATATAGACCTTACCTTGAGCTATTTGATCGGGCGTATTCAATTCTGGATCGGCCCAAGCTTGACCATTAATGATCGCACCCACTGTTCGTAAGTGCCGCAAGTAGGCATTCACGCCTTCGAGCACATCTTCGATATAGGTTTTAGTAATGTTGCGATCCACGGCCCACATATGCGCACGAAGCAACGACTCATTGATCATGTCGGCAGTTCGCCGCACACTTAGAAAGGACCATTTTGGATCGGCAGAACAACTGCGGTTACCCCATAAGCGAAAGCCATCCTTTTGAATAATGGTGACCACTTCATTTTCATTGAGGAAGTTGGCTCTGGCGTTGGTATCACCCAATGCAAAATCAACACTGCGTGCTGTGCCCATCAAACCACGGATTTCACGATTGGATGGCGACCACCAGAACCCGCGTTCAGCATCTGATTTAGCAATAAGTCCTGCAACCCGAGCACTGGCGGGACGAACTACCTCGACATTGTCTTCCGCATCCCAAACTCGCACCCAAGGATCAACCAGGTATAAGCGAGAGCTACCGAACATTTGTCGATAGTCGATGGCCTCTTCATCGTTATAGTTGGGACCATCTGCAATGACCACCGCACGTAAGCGTTCAGCGACCGATAACAACTCATTAGCAACTGCTGGGTGATGGCTGAACTCAGGGGCGATCAAAATTCGAGGGGTAACATGCACTTCATTTTCTGCCGCTAAGAAAGCTTGGATACCTAGGTACTGACCAGTTTCTTCATCAACACCGCCGATGATCTGTCCGACATTGGGCAACCATGGTCCTTCAAATGCCACCTTAAAGCTTGGAAATTCTTCTTCACCAAACAAGTCTGGCACACGAATCACTACAATCATGGCGCCGGTTTGATCGAAGATATCGTCAATGGCGGCAGGCAAGGTGCCATCTCGACCAAGGCCCGCCGCTTCACTGCGTTTGCCCGCAATCAATATGGGTGTGTGGTATGGAAACTTATCTTCATCGGCATCTGGTGCGGTACCAATAAGCCCAATTACTGATGATCGTACAGTACGAATAGGTCTTGGCCCCGAGTCGATTTCAACGACCTCGACACCATGTAAAAATTGTTCAGGCATAGGAATACTCCAACTTGCTGTGAAGCTGTATTAGATATTTGTTAAAAGGATTGTTAAGGATTGATTTTTTCGAGCTGGGCAGAGGTAGTGGATGTACTATTGGACCATTTCCGACAGGCATCAATAAACTTACCCATCACTTCAATTTTCTTGGAATTTCCTTCACGCAATATGTTGAGTTGTTTCCAAAAAGGGTAATACTGTTTAATTTTTTTCTGCGCCTCTCGCCGTTTATTGACGCTTTCTTGTCTCAAACTTACTGACAATGGGTCAGCTCTCACTTTTTTAGAAACCTCATCCCAAATCGCTACTTCAGGATGAATTTCCCCAACCACTTTATCTAAAGATTTTTCTTTTATTTCAATGAGCCTAAGACCATTTAAATCAAGCGCATCATTGATTGGATGATCGTCAGCAAAATTGACGGTATTATCTGGATTGATTAATAAATACATGCTCGCCTCAGCTTAGGTTTAAAGATCGATAACGAACACGCCAACGACGATCTTCTGTATTATTGGTATGGTAACTATAGAGTCCCACCATCACATGTTGATTCGGTACTGTGTAATTAATAACAGCGTCAAAATTATTTAAATAACCGGTTATTTGAACACTTCCCCAACCCAACGATCGGCTATTTGCGCGATCATAGGCGCGTTTTACGGCTCCCGCTGTAGCTAACTTACTATTTGAGCTATCCCCAATTGAACTGGTCGCACTGTAATTTGGTACGTTAGATAAACCAACATCCGCTTTCGTCGTGGCTCTTGCTCGTAGGGATGAGTAGTCTCCCGATTTAAAAGGGTAACGATCATCATGGTTATGACTCACTGGAGGATAAACAGTAGGCTTGCCATCAATTTCTGACCATGGGTGTCGGTGACTCAATCGTGAGTATCTCGCATCACCATGAGCTCTGCTATCAGCAGGGCTCATGGCAACAGCCGAGTTTAGCGCGCCTGCAATGGCCTCTTGGCTAGTGGCAAGCCTAACTAATCCCTCTTGCCCTTGAGTAGCAGGAGCGAGATTTACACCGCCAGTGCCATCAATGGTGACACTGTCTGCCGGTAATGCACTTAACAGCATGTCAAAGGCTAACAGTAGATCAACACCCGCAGCCTTCCACGCAAGCGCTTGAGTTGGATGACTCCAAATTGCGAACAGCGTGCCATCATCTAAGATAAAACCAACTTCTCGAACCCAGTATTCGGTACTGCCATTTTCCACAGCGGTTACATGAATCTGTGTTGGTTGAATACGAGTACCGTTGGATACGGCGACTCTATTTTTTTCTGCCTTCAAGCGGGTTGCTGAATTGGTTGGAGACCAGCCAACATCCCCTAGAGCAACATCACTGATTTTTGCTTGTAGCCCGTCATTGGTTGCGCTGAGAACAGCCTGCAGTCCTGCTGTCGTAATGATTGGAGTTAACGAAATGCTCATATGGGCTCCATTGAGACACGAATATAATTTATTGATTGAAAAGCAGAGCTTTGTTGAGCCCTGAACGGTAAAAATCCAACGGTTAATTCAAGGTCATTTTTCGTTGGCACGTAGCTAGTCGCTGATCCTGAATTTCCAATTCCCATACCAACACCAAACATTGCCCCGACGCGAAAGTCGTAATGACTTCGCACTGGTTTTACATTGTCGACCGAGCGCTGAAGCGTTCTGTATAAGACTGGGCTTAATATGGCTTCTGCATCGGGAACCAAATTAGAGTTAGCCCAGGCAGTTAAATGGAACGTGTGAGGCTGCCCGTTATACTCAAACCATTCACGTAGTTCAGCCGTTACCCCTAATGCGTCCATCACTCGCTCAATGGCCGATACTGTTCCCTTGGTTTTATGAATTTGTACGCTATTGGCAATCAGTGAGCGCTTTGTGCTTTCTGGCCACTCACTATCCCAGGTATCGACAGATAACGCCCAAGCAAGCCAAGGCAGTCGTTCAACTGGGCATGCATGAGGATCCCATATCGTTGCAATGTCTACTGGCAGTATGGCGGTTCGCAAAAGCGTGGATTCAAGATCACGCTCTTGTTTAATTGCGTTGAATGGCAAAAGGCTTTTCTGGTTGTTACTCATCCCGGCCACCCACTGACACCAAAATCTGATCGCACCATGCTGCCTTATCTGCAGGCACAATTAGATCAGCCAAGGGCTTTTTCAAAACCACACGTTGTACGCCTTCTTGATGAAGAGCTGCATATAGCCCCGACAACGTAATGTCATTACCCAGCAGATGATGCCGACGAACATACTCATCGACTTTTTCGAGAGCCGTTTTTCTCACGACTTCTCCGTCGGGACCTTCATGCAAAATGAGGTCGGCTTCTACCTGATAAAAAACAATGCTCGCTTTTTTAACTGCAACGTTATCGGTCAAAGGTCTAACGTCTTTTGCATTTAGACGCTCTGCGACTAGAGATATGAGCAAATCGTTCGGAACACCAACGTCCAACGTTGAAAGAATTGTCACAACAACTTCACCAGGGTCAGGGCTCGCCACATCAACGTCTTTCACTAATGGGCTAGCCGCCAAGGCATGGAAAATATAACTGCCAATGGGGCCTGCGGTGCTGTGTCCTTCAAGGCTAAGTTGAGTTCGTTTTCTTAGTCGATCATCACTTTCATAAGAGGGTGGGATCGGTGGCACTGCATTTTCATCACCCGGATCAATGAGTTGCCGTTCCACACCAAAGTACGCTGCAAGATTATCTAAATCAGAAGTTTTGGCATAAGCCAGCATGACTGCTTTACTGGCATCGTTAATACGGGCACGAAGAAGGACTTCTCGATATGCGGCCACCTCCAATACCTTAATAATGGGGTCGCTTTCAAGCAGCGCGCTAAACCCATCATCACGATTTATTAATTCAGCGACCATATCATTAAAGACACTCTCAAAATCCAACGTTTCGATAATATCGGGAGCATTCAGTTTGGTGAGATCAATCGCACTAAATCCGCTCATAGCAATACACCTTCAAGCGATAAGCTCCTGTTTTCTGGAAGGTATAAACCTTCCAATGCAATTGAGGTTTGACCTGGCTTAACAGATTCAACTTGCACACGACTTAACTGAAATCGCGGCTCCCACTTCACCAACGCTTCAGCTGTGGCTGCATAAACCTCTACGAATAACGCTCGATTTATGGGGCCATCCACCAGCTGATATAGACGAGACCCGTAATCTCGTCGCATAACACGCGAGCCAATAGGTGTTGTTAAAATATCAACAATGGATTGGCGCAAGTGATCGACACCTGAAAGTTTTCTTCCAGTGTTTCTATTCATGCCTTGCATAATTTCTTACTGTGACTGATTTGGGATGGCGGTGGTTGCAGCGCCGGTGCGCACACCACTGTGAGTGTGGGCATTAAAGATATCTCTGTCAGCCTGCATGGAGCGTGTTTTATCCGTAATATCTTTTGATGCTGCTATATTGCCTGTGACGACAACATCACCCGTAATATTCACGCCACCATCTGATACTAATGTTGTGGTCGCGCCCGAAGGTAACGTGGCTGATAAGTGATGGGACTTGCGGTTATATTCAATTACTGCGCCATCTGCGTAAACTTGCTTGTGACTATCTGCGCTATTACCAATAGAAGGGAACGCCAATTGATTAAGCGCGCCCAGTACAATACCTTGCGCCAACTCTCCGCTAGGAGACAATACAACCACTTGCTCGCCAACCTCTAGAGGCCACCAACTTAAATCAGAGCCTGCTCTTTGAGTTAGCATGGGTAGCCAAGCCGTTTTAAGATCACCCGCTTTTATTTTTAGTTTGGGAGTGGTTAATGTGTAATCGGCTTCAACAACTTTGCCCAATACGATTAAATTGGCCAATCGACGATTCAATTCTGTAATTTCAAATTCAATCATTGGCTATACCTCTAATTCGTTTCGCTCAGCATCCAGACCGGCAATAGAAATAATACTGGGAACAACAGTGCTCCCATCCCAAACGTTTTCACCCACTCGAACGGATTGAGTCCATTCGATTAACCAGATTCTATGACCTTGGAATTCTGGTGAAAAATGGTCAGGTCCAGCTTGCTTTAATTTAGCTCGACCAATATTGGTTTCTGGCCAGGAGTGATTAAACAACCACAACATGGCGGCCTGAACTAAAGCCCAAAGATCGGATTCACTCATTTGATCGGACACGAGAATTCTTGCTTCCCAATGGCTAATTAAGGCAAGTTCATCTGTCCCACTATCATCAGCGGGTTCTAGCTCAACCAAATCAATCAGAATTGCTGGCAGCCTAATATCATCTCGCCTTTTAGGAAAAGCGCCGCAATGTTGAATACCTACTATTTCTGATAGACCTTGTTTAATTTCTTCAAATAAAACGCTCAATACATTCATTCACCCAGCCCTCAGTAGATAGCGCAGTTCACGCTCAAAAATCACTTCAAACTGCTTCAACGCTGGGCCGTTGGAAAGATCTTCCATCGCTTGCTGCATCTTACCCGTTATCACAATTTGAACTTCTTGAACGGGTAAGCGAGCCTTTCCACGGCGACGAAACACACCTTGATGCCCATTGGGCATAGTGGCTAAAAATGCACGATCAAACTGGCGACGTCCGGCACGAACCCCTGATGCATTTTGAGAAACACTACCTAACTTTTTGGCTTTAATGAGACCGGAGTTTTTTGATAAACCAACAACACTTTGAGGGTTTGACTGTTTTGCTCTAGCCATAACAATACCTTCACGAACGGGACCCACTTTTATCGACAGAGCTTTTGCTGTTTCACTGGCCACTCGAGTTCTTGCCCAGCGTGCTGTTTTATTTAAAGCGCGCACCGCAGCGAGTTGTAATTGTTTTTCATTGGCGGTTAATGAATGTTGCCAATCACTTAACTGTGGGGATGGCATAATGTTTAGGATCACCATGGCAACTCCTAACTATTCAATCAGTGGCAAGCTGTCAGTTACCCAAACCAATTGGTGTAAATCCAATCTAGGCTCGGATTCAATTCGATAGATACGACCATCGATATGAATTTCATCCCCACGACTAGGCGAACTCACTTCAGACACACGAAACTCCAATTGCGGATTTTCCGCATGTAAATGCCCGTCACCCAATTCAAAGAGTTGCTCTGGACGACGGGCAATAACAATGATGTCTTGTGGTTCAGATAACGACTTGATGTAAACAGCCGCTCGTCCAAGATGAGCAAACTGACTGTCGATGGCTTTGGCGAATCGAGTCTTACTGTCCATCGTGAACCAGACTCTGATAAGTTTCCCAAGCTCTGTCTCTATCGGCGGCAGTGACACTTTGAGTTAAAATTTCTTCAATTGATCTGACGCTGGGTTTACCATCTTTACCGTAGGCTTCTTGGGGTAAGTCATCGATAGCATCTAAAATCGCATCGATGAGATCATTGTCTTGATCTATGACCTCATGCTTGGCGATAACGAGACTTCGCGTTATTAGCGATTGAGCTTCCGTATCCGGAAGTTCAATCGTTTCACCAGGTACTACCGCCTCAAATGAACCAGGTTTACCCGTTCTAAGGGTCGTTAATGTGGTTACTCGCATTCCCAATCTCCTATCGAACCGTCGCACAAAATGTAGCGTTAGGGCGGTAAGGTACAATCAACGGGGCCGACTGCATTAGTAACCAACGTACTGCGGGATCTTCCTCCAACCATGATTTGGTGAAGTAGCGGCTTGCCCGATAGTTGGCTTTTTCATCCTGAATCACGCCATAGCACCGGGTACCTTCCAGTAAGCTTTGGCTGGCAAGTAATACTGTATATTCCGGCAGCATGTTTCTGGAAACACCATCATCATCGACGTAGGCGTCGTTATAGACCCAGAAATCAAAATCACCAACGGAGCCTACGTAACGCGCTTTGTCGTTACCTTGCCCTCGGAGGATTGGGTCGACTATTAAGGTACTGGAAGTTCCACGACGGAGTTCAAGCAAACGCTCAACTTTGGGATCAGCCTTAAAGACTCGCCATGCCAAAGGGTCCATAACAACTGTACGAGCGGCGGCACCCGATTTGATTTGAACTAAGCCCGCCCAGTCTTCAATGTCATCTAACACTTTAACGTCAGGTTCCCCCCACCGAGTCGCGCCTGTCAGTGCCTGAGTCAGTGCTGGATCACGCTGAAAATCAATAATCTGTGTTGGGTAGTCTTCACCGGTTACTGTAATTTTCCCGGTTCGTAACGCTTCGGCCGCCATCACTTCTTCGCGGCGAGTCAGGTTTTCCACTTGATTCGTTAACGCACGATTTAATGCAGCCTCTCGGCGGTCCATGGGCTTTAAATTCCCCCCAATAGTTTCGCCAATCAAACGCTTCAGTGGAGCACTAGGGTCAAAGCGACGCTTATCTTTCACGTAGGCAGGCTTAAAGCTACGTGTTTCAAAACCTTCCGCAGCAATGACCTTACCCTGAACGAGCGGTGATACAAATGGCACTAATCGCGGTTTAGATTTATCAATATCGAAGTGAATTTCTTCGCTATCTTCTGTTTGAATTGAACCGAAAAACGTATCCAGCAAAAAGGATGCTGGACGATCCAAGTGCTCGACGACTCGGTTAAGCACATGAGTTGAAAATATATCCATGAGAATATCCTATTGCTGGTTAAGCTTGATTGTTTCGTAGAAAAATAGATCGCTCTCGAAAAGCGATCGAAATAGACGCTATTGAATGGCCCGGACCAAACGTGAGAGCTGCCGCATTAAATTCACCCGCTAAATACACATGGGCCTGTGTATCGCCAGCGGAGGCATCAACCGCCTCGACCAGCAAGGCATCCGGTTCTTCTGATCCATCATTTGCTCCTGCGTCACTCAATAAATAGGCTCCACTAGCTGCAACCCTGCCTAACACGGCGCCAGCAGGTAAAGAGGCACCGCCAGTAATCGTGACAACTCGAGTAATTCGCGGAAATTCACCTGCAATTAGATTGTCGGGCGCATAGCTCCCTTGATCGTTAAATCCTTCTGCAATCCCAGGCATGCTCATACCGCACCCCCTTGTGAAAACTTAGCGATCCGCTTCGCCACTGCATCGGCATCATCGCCTTCCTGTTCTGGAGCATCTGGCTCAATAGCAGGGTTACCTACTGAGGCCATAACTTGTTCAAAACCTGTATTGGAAACAGGAGTCGATGCTTCGGCTTTGACCGGTGAAGCGTTTAACGTTGCCAGCGCCATATCAGCACTCATGTCCGTAGAAAATGCCAGGTGCTGAGCTAACTGTTCACGGCCCTTGGCAGCCTCAGAAGATATGATGGCGCCAATACGTTCACGTTCTGTTATAACGCTTTGCTGGGATGCTTCATCATTCGTAGATGCTATAGTTTCGGTTTGAATGGCTTCAACCAAGTTCGGGTAGTCGGTCTTTAATGATTCCAGGCTAAGGACTTGCCCTTCAGAAGCCTCAGTCTTGTGGTTTTTGTCAGTCATCGTGCTGTCCTCAAGTGCTAGAAAAGAAGAACCCCGCAACTTGGCGGGGTTCTGATTGTTTGAATGTTCTTTGATAATTTGTTCCAGGCTTGCGATATCATCGGCCAGACCTGAGTTGATGGCGTTCTTGCCAATAAAGACATCACCGCCACCGAAGTCTTTGATAACCGTTGGCGGGTCGACACCACGATGCTTTGCAATTGATTCAATAAATACCGTCGCTAAATCATCAATACGTGATTGCAGTCGTGACTTTCCATCCTTACTGCTTGGATCTAATCGTTTATAGGGGCTTTGGGATGACACGATCTCTAAAACGCTTTCATCTTTACTTCCTCGATAAACAGCTACCACACCAATGGACCCGAGCATGGACGTTTCTGAAGCAATAATTTGATCGCAAGCTGACGCAATCCAATACGCACCTGAAGCCGCATCACCTGAGGCATAGGCAATGATTGACTTTCTGCCACGAGCTTCGAAAATCATACTGGCAAATTCCGCGCAACCATTGACTTCGCCGCCCGGTGAATCGATATCTAAAATAATGCTATGGACGTCTGGATTTTCTAAAGCACTGGTAAAGTCTTTCGCTAAAACCTCGTAACTGGATGCACCACTAATTGCAGTAAATATATTTGCGTAGCGAAACAAAGGACCCACGACAGGAATAACAGCCGCACCTTCACGAATCTCAGTGACGTAACTGTTATCTAATTCTCTACCAAGCTTCGCAGACACCACTTCGATGCTTTCGTTTTGGCGTGATGCAATCGTTAAAATATTATTAAGAGCAGCCTCGGTAATTGCCCATGGCTCACCAGCTGCATGATTCCAGAATTTCATGCAGCACCTCCATGTGCCACGCTCGGACGGGCAGCCTCCGGCTGTGCAAATTTCCTGTCCTGTAAATTTGTCATTTACTTTCCTCTGCAGTCTGGGGAGCGTATTGAGCCGTTTCAGTATTCAAACCTAGCTCTCTCATTTTTGTTTGTTCTCGAGCTCTTTGTTCGAGCACTTCTTCCCAATCTAAGCCTTGGGTGGCACATTCATCTTCAAGAGTTGAAAGGCCAATTTCTAACCGTATCTTTGAAGCCTTGGCCTCTTTAACAGGGTCAATCCAACCGCGCCCTGGACCAATCCATTTGCATCGACACCACAGCGCCTTATTTTGATAAAAACCCGGTGCCTCAATCATGCCTTTGTTAATAGCTTCCTCTAACCAGAGCTCATAAACGGGCTTCGCCCAATAAGTAGCTAGCCAATGACGTCGGCCAATAAAATATCGCCATGCTTCCATCAACGCTGCGCGTGCTGAGGAGTAATTGGTTTTCGAAAAATCCTTCATCAATAATTCGAAAGGTAAGTTCAACCCAGTGCCGATATGACGAAGAATGTTTTCTACAAAACTGCTGTAAGCAGAATTAGGCCGACTGGGTGTAAAAGGCGCGACTTTATCTCCTGGAAATATAGGAATAACGGCACCACCTTGAAGTTTTACTTGCCACTCATTTCGAGCAGCCATGTAATCCTCGCCAGACCCACCAAACATTTCACTAATTGATTCACCATCTAATGGCGTTTCGATAAAAGCAGCGATCATAGCGTTGACAACGGCCGCTTGCATTTCGGAACGCTCGTAGTGATCAAGCATTTTAAATAACGGCATGATGCTACTAAAGATTGGTTTGCCTCTGCTCTGTCCGGTTCGCTCCTTGTCATGGACATGAATAACACGCTGGCGACCGAAACGAGTACGAGCTGAAATGCGCTCATACTCTTGAGCATTATTGCTGACACCCAGTAGTTGATCGCCAGGATGCGTTTTGGCAATCCAGTAAGCTAATGGCGCACCATAGGAATCAACCTCGATACCAGCGCGAATATTGGCATCGTTGATTCGATCGTTTGGGTTTCCTAAACGGTCGGGCTCAATAAGCTGAATGGTTGTTGCAAACGCCTGGCTTCTATTGGGAAGCCATAGTGGCAACGCAAGTGCTTCACCATTGATTAGGCCCGAGCGGAACATTTGGGTTGTTAAACCATTAAATGTCAGACTTTTTGAAGCGTCACATTCAGTGGTGTCAGCCCAACTACGCCAAAGTGCTTCTGTTTTTCTCGACCAGCTATCTGCCCAGTCTTTGTCTTTCCCTAAAGCCTTGTAGTCAGGCAATGCTGATAGACGTAATCCAGTACCAACGACATTATCCACCAGCGTTTGGATTGCCCCAGATGCTACACCATGGTTTCTTGCTAAATCTCTAGAGCGAGAAACCAGTGTAGGAAGCTCATCGAGTAAATCTGAATCTGGTGAGCCAGCCATTGGGCGCCAGCTCGACATCTCTCTCGCAGACAATGAAGCCGCCCGGTGAGCCGTATCAGATACTAGTGGTAAGCCATCTGGGCCTAAGATCATGTGTTTGGTCATAGCGCCTCAATTAGCTTTTTCAATCAGTAATTTAAAATTTCATAAACAAAGGACCACGTCGCGGGCGCCCCTCTTTTGCTGCTATCTCCGACTTAAGCTTCGCAATGTAAGCCGTGATTTTGTTGATATCGGTTTGTGCATAAGTGGTGGCACCATAACCGCCAACAGACACTGTCACTTCTAGTTCACCGACCATCAAGCGATGCAGTGCAGATTCAGCATCAATGAGCCGCTGCCGCAGTATTGTTAAATCATTCATAAGCACCTTAGAGGTAAGGGTCATCTGCAACGACAGACGATCGTTGTCGAAATGCTTTAGTGGTTTTCTTTGCAATTGGCTGGGCGCTTTCGCTTTGGACTGGTGTGCTTTGTTTTAATTCACCTAGCGCATTTTCTAATCGCTTCCACTGCATCTCTTTAAACCGGTCAAGACCATAAATACTTGCAGCCGCTCGTGCATACACACGGCAATCCAAAGCCTCATTATTTCGAGTCGGGTCTTTTTCCCATGTGCCTTTTGGGAAGCCTTTGTGTAAACGGATAATGCGTCGCTCAGCTGTGAGCTGTTTGAAGTATTCCTCTCCATACTGTGGAAAGTGGCAGGTCCCTGGTGAAAATAATTCACCCGAAGCCCGCTCCTCATCGGTAGGTCTTGGCAGCTTGAGCCAACGGTAGAGTTCAACTTTGGCAACTGGACCACTGACATTCCAAACCCTCAACCCTCGGCGTTTACCACCGGTATCAGCTTTTGAGACATTCTGGATTAATGCTGTTTCTGTATCTCGTCCCTTTATGGCAACGACACTTCTTGGTTGTGATGCTCGTGCACCTGCGCCACCCCAGACTGCCTGAGGGTAATTGCGCACCCACCCATAAACATCCTGAGTGGCGTAACCAGAATCAACGCACATCACACGAATTGGCAGCGAGTTACCTAATGCGTGCGGCCAATCTTTACTAAGCACTCGATCGAGTTTTTTCCACACATCGGGTTGAGCGGTATCACCGTCTAAGACTAAGTAGTCGATTGACCATGATTCTTTGCTTCTCCCCCATGCGACGATTTCACATTCCAAACGATCGCGCTGAACGTCAACACCGGCCGTTAAAAACAAACCGCCTTCAGGAACAACACCAATGGTGTAAGACTCTCGTCGTTCATATAAACGCTCCCATTCTGGCGCCTCGAATTCTTCTTCATAAGATTCACCAAGAACAGTGTTGACGAAGCCTTTCATCAAGTCTGGATTTTGTTGTGCACCTTCAAATATTCTTGCAGCGTCTTCCCATGAAAACCAACCGACAGGGCTATAGAGTGACGACAAGTGGTACCCTTGTGTCTGACCATCACCTTCAGCGGTTGCTTGCCAGTAACCTTGATTGAGCATCTCGGTTTTTTGATGTTCACTAATTAAGAAATCACAATTCTCACAACAATACTGCGCATTCTCGGGCTTGCCTTCTTCCCATCGTAACTGAGAAAACCGCAATGGCTGTGAATGACCGCATGAGGGACAAGGCACATAAAAATAGCGTTGATCTGAATTTTCAAATTCTCGTTGAATACGCGATGTACTTTTGAGGGTTGGCGTACTCACGAGCAGCACCTTTCTCCTGCGTGCAAAAGTTGCGCTTCGTCGTTCGGCCAGCAATATCGGATCGCCTTCACCTTCAACATCGCCCGGATATCCATCCACCTCATCCATAAACAGATAACGAGCAGGCATAGATCGCAGGCCGACAGCACTGTTTGCGCCAGTCATGACCAGTACGCCGCCAGGAAACTCTTTTGAGAGCACCGTATTACCTGAGTCTCTGCTGCGCGCAGGCGCAACACGCGCCCTTAGCTCTGGAACATCTTCAAGTTGAGGGTCGATACGCTGACGGGAATTTCGCTTTGCCATTTCGACGGTTGGCGAAACTGCCATCATCGGGCCGGGTGCCATATGGATGACGTAGCCGATCCAGTTATTGCCAGCTTCTGTGCCGCCAACCTGCGCGCCTTTCATAAATACAACGCGCTGTACCGGCGAAGATACTGACAAACAATCCATGATTTCTTGTAGATAAGGCGTTCGTTGAGTACGCCAGCGGCCTGGTTCAGCAGCCGATTTGGCGGATAGCACACGAAACTGATCAGCCCATTCAGACACCAATAACATGGGATCTGGTTTTAAGCCTTCATTCCAGGCTTTTTCGAGCTCTATTACCCCGTCGTAGAATTCAGTATCACCGTTCCTCGTCATCCCTGACGCCACGGTATTAGAACGTCCGTGTTCGTCAATCGACCTTTGGTTGGATGTCGCTAAGCTCGGATAAGTGCTGTCTGACATAAGACTCCAACATGACATGCATCTTGTGCGGGTCAACCTCCAGTTCTGCGGCCATTTGAGCAGATATTCTTGCTGGCCAACTTAGCCAAGCGTCGCGCTCGGCTCTTGCAATTCGAAACACATGAGCGATCGCTTTAGCGCGATCCACCAGGTCATTTTTCAGTTGCTGTAATTTGATTCTATTGGTCTGGGCTTTTAGGACTTCATTGGCTGTTCGGGCTTGCATATAGGTTGTACCACCAGCCGTATTGCCGCTTTCACTCAGGGTGTCGGCGACTGCATCAAGTGCTGCTTTGGGTACTGCTTTAGTTGCTCCTGACGATTTACGCTGCTGTGCGCGATCTGTGTTGCGATCCCACTGCTTGTCGACTTTAGCTATATCGATGGTGCCATCAGTCTCAGCTTGAATACGGCCAGACTTAATCGCTTTGCGCACAGCCGTATCTGAAACCCCTCGATGTTTTGCATAAGCCCGCAGTGATACGCCCATCTTTTAACCTGTTGTTTTTAGTCGAATTAATAAGCACAAATGAGTTGATAAGGCCGCTGAATGAAGCGTTCATGTGCTTAACAAAACCGCACTTGGAGACAACAAAATGGCCCACAAACAAAACGCATTAGACGCTTTTTTAGCTCGAAAATCTGAAATAGACACAGCCCTTGAGCGCTTACAAGCACTCAGCAATGACCACTTCAACGCTCACCCCGATGAAATCAACTGGGGGCACGTTGGCGACCTAGGCCACTACGCCGAACTCCTCAAACAAATCACCGACTCAGCCTTTAACGAAGGCGAACATGCCGAATAAGGAGCACATCATGACCAAACTCACCGATACTCAAATCACCATCCTTGAAGCCGCCAGCAAGCGGTCCGACAACAACATAGAGCCATTACCCAGTAACATTAACGCGGGTATTAAGCCTCGGGTTATCCAAGGTTTATTGAAGCGAGAGCTTATTACTCAATTTGAAAATGGCTACATCATCAATGCTAAAGGGTTTGATGCTATAGGCCGACCAGCGCCCACAAAAACGGAACCTAGCCAACCCATCACTCTACGCGAAGGAACTAAGCAAGCCCGAATGATCGCGCTAATGCAGCGCCCAGAAGGCGCCAGCATCGAAGAAATTTGTACTGAAACTGGCTGGCAAAAGCACACCGTTCGAGGCGTCTTTTCAAATACAGTTAAAAAACGATTGGGCTTGACGATCACCTCATACAAAGATGATGGCCAACAACGCCGATATCGCGTGCAAGGAGGTGAACAATGAGCACCCGCTGCTTTATTGCGATGTCTAAAGACGATATCAATTACCAATCAATTTATTGCCATCACGCTGGCTATGATTCAGGTAATGGTGTTGGGCCAACGCTACGGCAATATCACAATAGTGAATACCACGCCGAAAGCCTGATTGCGCTGGGCGACATTTCCTACGTGCAGGGAGAATCAGTCTGTGCTTACCACCGAGATCGTGGCGATGCCTGGGAGCAAACAAAACCCAGATTAACCTCTAGCAAACAAGAGCTAATAGCCCTAGCAATAGCCTGTGATGCTGATTATCTCTACATTTACGAGGCTCAGCATTGGTCCACACAAAAGTTACGCTCATAATCAATCAGACCCTGGTGTTGACTTATTGGCAACAAAGAGCTAAAGTTGTCAATAAGTCAACAGGAGCCCGTATGCACGTAATCTCGAAACGCCCGTTTAATGAGGCAGCGAAGGAGCACCCCAACCAGAAACAGGCGCTAGAGGACCTGCATCAAGTTCTTAATAAGGGGAATTTTACATCCCCTGATGAGATGAGAAAGGTTTTCCCATCTCTGGATAATTTTAAGTACAAGGACAAATGGTGGGTCATAGACATAGGTGGAAATAACCTACGCCTTATTGCCTTCATCCAATTTGTTCAAAATAGAATGTATGTAAAACACATTGTTACGCATGCTGAATATGACAAGCTTTGTAAACGGTATGCCAAAGGAGAACTGAAATGACAGCTGTCGCTTTTAAAGATGCTTGCCACAGTTTTGCTCAGACTGCGGCTCCCTATCTGCACATCAATGATGAGCAGCATTATGAAGAAGCTCTAGAGTTGATCGAGTCCTTTTTGGAAGAAGCTGAAGACTCATACAATGACCCTCTCAACGGTGTCATCGAGCTACTAAGCCGCGCCATCGAATCTTACGAGAATAAAGATGAGGAACTGGCAGTATTCCAGCAACGTTCGATGGCACAACCTTCAGATCTAGCAATGCTTCGCCTTTTAATGGATCAGCATAATTTGGGTACTGCCGACTTACCCGAAATCGGATCAAAGTCAATGGTGTCGCGTGTTCTATCTGGTGAGCGCAGCCTAAATAAAAATCACATTAAAGCTCTATCTGATCGCTTCCATATTAGCCCAAGCCTCTTCTTTTAACGGGATACTAATGAAGGACTCAGATAAGTGCATCCCGCTCATAAAAGAACTGCGAGATAGGATTCAGGAATTAGTCGGCGACATTAAGATTGATCTTAATGCGCCACTTCCTCTCGAAGAAATTACTGAAGAGGAATATCGGGCAGCACTGGCTGAAGGCGAAAAGCTAATGGCTCAACCCGTCACTACAGTCAATCGGCAGCGCATGGAACAGATTTGCGATCTGATTGAAACTCATGAATCTCAATTCACTGACTTTTCTCACGCTAAATCTGACACAGCGCCCGACTGAATACTTAAAGCCACCTCATCAAACGAAAGCTTATCACTCTCACGGATAGCTTGCTCGCCTGAATAGTCCTGCCAGCGCCTGACAATGACATCCACATACTTGGGGTCCAATTCGATCAAGCGTGCTGCACGACCTGTTTTTTCACAAGCAATCAATGTGCTTCCAGATCCACCAAAAAGATCGAGCACAATGTCTCGGCTCTTACTGGAATTGCGAAGCGCACGCTCAACCAACTCCACCGGTTTCATTGTTGGGTGCAAATCGTTTTTAACGGGTTTGTTAAAAAACCAAACGTCTCCCTGATCTCGAGCCCCACACCAAAAGTGGTCGTTGCCTTCGCGCCAACCATACAAAATCGGTTCATACTGACGCTGATAATCAGATCGACCGAGCGTAAAGGTGTTCTTAGCCCATACGATAAATGTCGACCACTTGCCTCCAGCATCTCGAAATGCTTTTTGAAGTGTATCTAATTCACTGGATGACATAGCGATGTAGCACGCCCCTTTAGTCACACTCAAAAGATTCGTGAGCGCATCTTTAAGAAACTGATAAAAATCATCACCCAAGTTATCATTCATAATGCGCCGATCTTTACTGCGCATTTTATCTTTAGCGTTGTTGCCGTAATCAACGTTATAAGGCGGATCGGTGAACGCCATATCGGCAAGTTCACCATTCATTAGCTTTTCTAAATCTTGCTTGCTGGTCGAGTCGCCACACAACACGCGATGATTTCCCATGACCCAAATATCACCAGGGCGACTTATCGGATCTTCTTCCACTTCTGGAATATCGTCCTCGTCAGTTTCGCCTGCCTGATCGTCGGCACCTAATAGCTCGTCCAATTCTTCATCTGAAAAACCAATCACATCGAGATCAAAATCCAAGTCATCCAATGCTTGCATTTCAAGCTTCAGCAAATCCATATCCCAGTCAGCCCAATGTGCAGACTGATTAACGAGTATACGGAATGCTTTAATCTGCGTTTCCGATAAATCGTCGGCAAGGATCACGGGAACAGAATCCAACGCTAACTTCCTGGCTGCCTTTAAACGAAGATGACCATCCACAACATGACCATTGCTTTTAGCAATGATTGGCACCTTGAATCCCATTTCAACAATCGCAGCACACATCTGATCAACGGCATGATCGTTTTTGCGAGGATTAAATTCATATTCGACCAATTTATCCAATGGCCAATCTTCCAATTTTAATACTGCCATGCTCGATTCCTTTGCAAATTAAGTAGAAACACTCTCGTTGACATCTGGTGCTCTTGAAGCATCGACCAGAAACAGATTTTTAAAATGGGTGCGGTTAATCCTGTGCGCTCAACTTCCTGCGTAACAATTTCCACTTTTTTATGGCAAGAAGGGCACAAAGGAACCAAATTGTTTTGCGCATTATCTTGTGTAATCCGGTAAGGAATAATGTGATGTACTTGAAGGTTTTTTAATGTTCCGCATACAGCACAAAATGGTGCTCGCTTTACAGCTTCTTTGCGAATTCTTTTCCACTGCGACCCACGTCCATTGACACGTTCTGGCTGACATAAAACTTTCTCATAACACTTCCGACTGCAATAGTTTCCGCTAGCATTTGTTTTGTTTGATATAGAACTTTGTCTCACCGAAAATTGCTTTCCACATTGGCAACAGACTCTATCCATTTGACAACTTTTGGAATGGCATGCCCTGCTGCAGTAATGACGTTTTTTGTTACCCTTTGCACTGAGCGTAGTGTAAAACCAATCACCACAGCCATCACATCGCCACCGTATGCGCTTAGATCTAATCACCGCGAGCCCTTTCTTACCCGCAGCTCGGCAAGCACAACTTTGACACCTAATCGATTGATTATCTTTCCGAACAAACTGTTCTTTTTGACATTCCACGCAGCGACGCAAACGCTGTCCTTTCGGCGGCGAAATCGACATTAAAAACAACCTTGAAAATTTACAGAGGATAACTTGAAGTGCGAACCGCAAACCTGCGAACCCGGTTTAATGGCCTGTCGCTAGCGAAATGCGGCGGCGTTGCCCCCCGCATCGATTCGATGGTCAGGAAGGACCCATTTTTTCTGGGACCAGAAATAGCATCGCTCCTGTGCATTCATGCACCCGCGACATACCGTTCGTCCTAAACATAAAAGCCACGGTGTGGTGGCCGTGGCGTATGTGCAGTTCACTCGTGAGATTAGCAAGTATTCTCGCTTAAAAACGCGGTTTTGTCCCACCGGAGATTTTGGCATTAACCAGAACTAGCCATCACGCGCCGGCTCCAACCAGAGACATCTATTGTTTACACTTACTACTCTGGCTCTCGCATCCAGTGGGGAATATCACGCTGATCATGAAGCACACGGATGACATCAATGGCCTCAGTTTGCTCCATGTAAAATACGAGGTAGGGATATCGCTTTAACGGCCAACTTTTCAAACCGGGCCAGTTAAGTTCGTGGGCGTAGAAGGTTGAACCGGACTTTGGATGACGACCAATGTGCTTAAGCCCATTCTCAAAAGCATCGACAAAACCTAGAGCCGTTTCTTCGTTTGCTTCGGTGAGGTAATACTCGATGATTTGATCTACGTCTTGTGAAGCTTTCTCGCGCAGATTTGTTGGCTTGAACTTCACCTACGCTGACGAATACGGTTACGCAGACCATCAAAGTAGCTTCGATTTGCTTCGGCCGCAACGGGGGATTCAGCCCCCTCAAGCAACAGGTTACGGAGTTGTGCCCGATCCTGATCCTTTCGAATCAGCTCTCGAACGTATTCACTACTCGAGCCAAAGCCTCGCTGACTGACCTGGTCATCAACGAAACCTTTGAGGGTATCTGGAAGGGATATATTCATCGTACTCATAAGCGATAGAATAGCCTCAATGGCAAAAATTGGCAAGATTTTCTCTGCGAGCCCCTAAATTCAGGGACTGCTCAGTGATTTTTGGTCAGTTTCGGTCAACTTGGTGGCTATCTTGGTCAATGCCCCTCGCCAATATCGCTGCGCCGACGTTCTGGGGAAACCAGTCTCACGCGAAATCACTCGCCATGGAGTTCGATAAGCACGCGACCAGATTAGGTTTCGCTCTCCATGATTTACAAACGTGATCCATGACAGAGTTTCTTCCATGCGAGTGATTTGATCTGGGGTAGGACGTAAACGAATCGGTTGAACCTCTTGTTTGGCAAGCTCTCTCCGATCGTATTTGATCTCAGGCCAATAGCTCACATAACCAAGACTTCGCTCTCCAGGCAGTTTACGCAGCGTTGATACACACTCCTCAAACCGATGAGCGATTTGTTCTGGCGTAAACTCATTCATGATTGCTCTCCTATTCGTTGGTCAATAGCCCAATAAACCAAAGCCAATGCATCGGCTTCGTTATCATCCGCTGGCAGATGGCCTCGCGCTTTCGCGGACTCAATCATCATGGATTTATTTGCATTACCTTTGCCAGTTGCGTGCCGCTTGATAGTTCCAACCGGAACACCCTCGTAGGCAATGTTTTGTTGCTCACACCAAGCAGTCAGATGCGCCATAAAACCACCGTAAGCGTGAGCCGCATCCACACCCATGTGGCGACGAACTTCCTCAAAAAACACCATGCTGATAGGCCCAGCATTTTCGTTTAGCTCATTCAAGAAACGGTTGAACTTCAAAAAGCGCATGCCACCACCTTGCCAGCGATCGTTTTTAAAACTAATGGTGCCGCTGGTGATCACACCTTGATTGGAATGAATAGCCCATCCAGTTGTTGTACCCAAATCCAAGCAGAGCACCACTGGTAAGCTTCGATTGATAATCTCTTTCTCACCGAGATGGAGAGCCTCCCCTTTAGGGGACTCTCCTCTCTCGTAGAGAGAGGGGGTTTGCGTGCAATCTGGATTTATCTCTGAAACCCTTGAATTATCTGAGATTGCGTTCAGTTTGCAGGGGGTATCCGCAATCTGGACTCCGCAATCTGCAATCTGGCTGGATGCCTTGTTATTGCTGACTTCCAGTTTGCGGGTAGTTTGCAGATTGCAGCAAACTGGTTCAGATTGCAGACTGCAAACGGCCATGTCCGAGGCCTTGTTATGATCATGATTCATGGCTTGTTTCCTCCTGGTACACCCAAACATCCGGATTCTCGACAGGGAGCACCGCACCGGTTTGAGCGCATTTGTAATGGGTGGGTTTAACCAACAAGTGAGACTGTTTGACCTCACCGGTATCGGTATCAATGGTTTCCCCTGCGGGAACGGTCATACCCTCAACACAGAGATACCCGTACTTGCTTCGGGTCAGTGCTGGTAAGTTGTAGTCCTCCGGATTACGGAAGAACTTGATATCGCCTTTTGTGGCATGGACAGCAATGCGCTCATTGATGGTCCGGTTTGCACCTAGTCCAGCTTGGCCTTCGAACGATTCTGCAAACTGATTCGAGGTGTAAACTCGGCCTTGCGACGCTTCATCAAAAATCATTTGTACAATGACATCGCGTTTACGCTGACGTTCTGCATCGAGCTTGGCGCCATAGTCTTGATTGACCAGTCGACCGCTATGAGCTTCTAGCTCAATCCATTTGCCTTGGCTTTTGTCGACGCACTTTGCTGGCAAACCGGGACCATTTCGCAGTTCAAAAACCAGCGTGCGGTCGGTGCGCGTTTCATCTGGCCGGTACAACAACATTCCAGTGGTGTAGTAACCACGGAGGCTGCCTGCACCTGATAGCGCAAGAAAGGGATCTTCCTCAACTTGTTTCTTACTGATCTTCTTAGTGTGGTGGGCCAGAATAATACCCGCTAACGGATTGACCGCATCCCGCAGTTGTTCAACTCGCTCGCGCAGAAAGAACAACATCGCATTGTTGTCGTTCTCACTATTTCCCTCTGGACCGCCATCAAAGACATTGCGTATTGGGTCGATCACTAGAATATCGACACCACCCTGTGCAGCTGCTCGTTGCAGTGCCTCAATCACTTGTTCAACACCTTGATCATTGAGCACTAAACGAAGTTGAGGCGTTACCAGCAAGTTGTTTGCTGCACGACGACTAACACGTTCGGGTAAGCCCATAGACTGTATCCGTTCACGCAAGTAGTGATACTGAACCTCAGCCTGAAGATAAAATACGCGCAATGGCCTGGAGGGCGTCAGCTCGAGAAAGGGTTCGCCTGCTGCCATGTGTGTTAACCATGACAACAGAAAATCACTTTTACCGACCTTTGGAGCGCCACCAAATACGATCATTCCACCGGGCGTTAAAACTCTCGGTGCAATTAAATCGTCAGGCATAGGTGATGTATCGGCCAACAACTCACCCAATGAGTGCATCGGGATTGGCGTTTCGTCTTTGGTCGCTCCTTCGCATCCCTGCAATCGCGACATTAGAACATCCTTGTTCGTCACGACAGTACGCTCGGCGTTTTTTACAAAAGACCAAACATCCAAACCATCTTCAATGGCGTCATAAGCATCCCATTTATCTGGTTTTCCATCTGGGATATGCAATATAGCAACGGAAGAAGCGCCTGCATTAGCAATCGCTTCCGATGCCTTGCGTGCATATTCAAGGCCAGCCTTATCGTTGTCCGGCCACACCAAAACGTGTTTATCTTTGAGTGGTCCCCAGTCCGTTTTGGCGACTGGTGCATTGGCACCGTTCATTGCGGTGCTCGCAATCATCCCTAAGCGAATTAGCGCATCGGCCGCTTTTTCACCTTCAACCAGAACCACCTGGTTAGCCGTGAGTATCTGAGGTTGGTTATACAGCGGTCTGGGATCGGGCGCTTTCATTGACCGAGAACCGACATCCCACGGCCGAAACTCTTTACCCTCTGCAGTATCATATCGATATACACAAGCTATCAGCTTTCCTTGGCTATCACGGTAATCCCACTTTCCAGTAGCTGGCCCCAAATCATCAGTCGGCACCTGTTTTGGTATTGAGGTTGAGCTCACCGATATACTCTTGGCTGAGTGAGATTTTTGTACTTGGGAATCCGAGACTCCTAACCATTGCGCAACGGACTCAACCAATTCTGGAAATCGACTCGTAGCATCAATACCCATCACGCGCGCCCATGCATCAAAAATATCGCCACCTTCACCGGTCGCAAAATCCATCCACATGCCAGCGCGTGAGCCTTCCAGTTCAACCACTAAACTCTTACCGGGATTACCTTCAAGATCACCCACAATAAATTGTTTACCGCGTTGCTTTCCTGCCGGAAACAAATACATCAATACGCTTTCAAGAGAATCCAATAGACGCTGTTTTAATTCATGCGCATCATGCTTGGATTTGAGTGCAACGCCTTGATCGGGCGCGTCATTAAAATCAAGCCACACAACTTTATCGCTACCTTTTTCCATCACGCACCTCCTTGCCAGCAGCGGTCTTGCCATGAGCAAAACTTACATTCGTAATGCGTAGGATCTTTGCTGATTCTGGGTAAGAGTTCTCCAGCATCACTGGCCTGAATGACACGCACACCTCGATCGGATGCACGCTGAGCCAGTTCACCATTAAAAGGGACCCACTCGAAGTACAACTCGGCGGTGTCTTTGTTGATCGCAGTAAACATAGCCGGATTTGAAGATATTCCTGGGATCTGCTCTTCCATGTAGGCTTGGTACAGTGCAATTTGTGCCGCATAAACAGGCTTGGAAAGAGTGACTCCACGTTTTACCGTATCCTTCCATGATTTTGCGTTCAGTGATTTACACTCCCAAAGCGCAGGATAATTTTGACCGATTGATTCGGGTCCTCCTGCGAGCACGCCATCAACATGACCACACAAGCGGCCATTAACGGCAGCAAAACCAAACTGACCACCTGACGCTGTCTCGGTATAAAGATCAAACCCCGCTTGGCGTAACCAATTTATGGCTAAGTCTTCGAAGACATGTCCGGCTGCAAATACCCTAAGAGTGCGACCCGTAAATGTTCTGCCTTCGTCTACGGCTGTATTAGTGAATTCAAATTGAAGCGCTCGATCACACGCAACGCCTAGTCGAGAAGCGCCTAAATAATTGCGCGGCGTTTGTGCCTGGTTCTCAGTTTGCAAAGCAGTGTCGATTAGATCGGTGAGTTTTTCAGACAAGGTCGGTTGATGATTAAAATCCAGCATCAGAAAGGCACCTCGTCTTTGTACAACTCCTGCAAAGTGCGGTGATAAGATTCAAGGACCGTATCCACCAAACCAATAATTTCATCTTTGCTGTAACTGCCAAGGCCTTTTTCCATGCCTACGGCCATCGCATAATCTGCAAGTGGCGCTAAAACAGACTCAGCGGCTTTTTGTTCTAAATCGGTTCTGTTCACGTCCACCCCCTTGCGATGCAATTGGTAGTGAATGTCTTGACAGGTCTTGGAACAAAAGCGCTTAAAACTTGCGCGCCGATTTTCAGAAGATTGGAAACGATTTGGATCCAGCCAACAGAAACCGCGCGGCGGTTTGTGGCAGATATAACATCGGTAATACACATCAAGCGGCCTCCCTTCCTTCAACTTTTTTGAAAATGCGGGATTGGATATCACGCTTATTAAACTGGAACGCCAATAGGCATGACGCTTGGTAGCGAGTTAATCCAAAGTCCTGACGATAGGCCGGTGGTAAATATCGAAGTTGCTGAGCAGTTGCAGCCTGATTTAACCATTTGCGGGATTTGCACGCGGCATCTTCCGTTTCATGATCATTCAACCAATCATCAGCTGCTGCCAGGCAAACAGTTCGCTCACCCATGGCCAACAAGCGTGCGGGTAGTTTTTTTCCACCGCCCATGCCAAACCAATGACCGGCTAAGAAGAACACTCCGGCCCACGCTTCAAAGCCTGTTGCCATCAATGCCGCATCATCACCGAACAAATCACACCAACGAAAAGATGAGCGTTTAAGCAGATCAATCTCAGACATAACAAAGTCAGCTAAATCCACTTTGTCATCGTTATCCGTTCGCTCCCAAACATGACCACATAAGAAGCATTCTTTTGCCGCCGCAGGCACCATCGCTCCACAGTCGGGGCACTCTTTCTGAGGTGCTTCACCATGACCTTCATGTCCATCCAAATTTACATCTTGCTCTAATGAACCGTGAAGGATGGTGCTGGTACCGAAGTCGAGTACCACACAATCACTCTTCACCACACCAGGGTGCTCATTGGGATCGATGGTTCTAAGGCCCCGCCCAATCATTTGTATCAGAGTCGACTTATAGGAACTTGGCCGGAGTAAAATCACACAGCTGGTCGGCGGGTAATCCCAGCCTTCAGTCAGCACTGCTACGTTGACAACAACTTGAGACTCTCCGGATTCGAAACGAGACAGTGCCGATTTGCGGGCCTCGCTTGATAGCTCACCATGAATAACCTCTGCATTCACTCCAGAAGATGAGAATGCCTCAGCCACATTTTTGGCATGATGGATGGTAGAGCAAAAGACCACGGTAGAACGATCATGAGCTTTTTCTTTCCAGTGACGAATCACTGCTTCAGTGATCGGCGCTTTGTTCATGATGGCATCGACTGCCGACATATCGAAATCATCGGCAGTTCGTTTCACCTGTGACAGTTCACTCTGAGTACCGACATCAACGACATAAGTTCGCGGTGGAACCAAATGCCCTGATTGAATTAATTCGGCAAGCGTAATTTGATCACTAACATTACTAAAAACGGGGCGTAATGCTTTGTTGTCACCTCGATTGGGCGTTGCCGTTACGCCAAAAATAGCCACATCAGGATTACAATCTCGAACGCTATCAATAATGCGGCGGTAAGTGGGGGCGGCTGCATGATGTGCTTCGTCGATGACTAACAAATCTAGCTTTGGCATAAGCTTCAAGTTTGATTCACGCCCTAACGTTTGCACCATGGCAAAGGTTGCTTGTCCCGCCCATGACTTTTCCTGAGCGTCATAGATTGAAGTGGCGATGCTGGGATTCACTCGGCTGAACTTGGCAGCATTTTGAGAAGTTAGTTCATCTCGATGAGCTAGCACACAGGCTTTTGCATCTCCGTTTTCCAGCCATTGACCGGTGACTCCGGATAACATAATGGTTTTACCGGCGCCCGTAGGCGCCACCCCCAATGTATTCTGGTGCTTATTAAGCGCAGCGAGGCTGCGCTCAACAAACAGTTTTTGACGAGGTCGTAATAACATAACTCGACCTCCTTATTGCGCCCAACTGGGACGACCAGTTGGAGCGGTTGAGGCAGATTGGGCAGGTGAAGATTGCTGTACCGAAGCTGATGCTTGTGTCGGTTCACCCGCGATGCCTGCATAAGCTTTATTGTCTGGTGTGATTGCGGTTTTAACGACATTTTTATCATCACCATTTTGGTCCTTATCCATCTCAACTTTGGCAACAAACTCAATACCATCAAGATCGGCAAAACCTTGAATGCGACGAGCCTGCTGCGCTTGCGGAGAGTTATCTTGCGGATGTAATCCCCGCGATGAGTTCAAGATCCCTTTTACAAACGCTCTGCCCATATTTGCCCACTCGGGACCTTTAGGGCTGTGCAGACCAATGAGGCTCCACATTTTCCGTTTGGCGTATGGACCGTCGAGCACCACGAACTCGCAGTTCAAGTAAACAGAGCCAGTGGTCATGCTTTGGGTTGCGTAACCACCAGTCCAACCCTGTGAAGCATCGTCATAGCCACCGGGACGAATCGTCATGCGCACTTTTACCAGCGTACCTTTTGGGATTACGTCAAAATTGTTTTGGTCTTCAGCCGAGTTAAAATCATTCCAAGTCGTCATTATTGGACTCCTTCTTCAGTATTGGTTTGGGTTTCGATAGGTGCTGGGCGAGCAAAGGTCAGGCGATCTGACGGAGGTGTTACTGGCCCATGAATTTTTTCCATAAGTCGACCTAGGTGTGGCTCCTCGATTACATCAAGTCGCCCACTGCGATCTTTAGCTGGATAGCCATA